AAGCCATTGACAATATACATAGGTTATGATAGTAAAATGAACGACCTAGAAAAGGTGTGTGAACACTCCATCAGAAAAACTATTAAAGATGCACACTCAAGAGGTGAATTCAGAGAGTATGTTAAATACGAACCAGTAATCAAATACCTTGACATTTCCAAACTTCCCGACTATAATAGAGAGTATGCAAACCAAAGTACTGAGTTTACATACAGTAGATTCCTTATTCCTCATTTAGAGAACTACGAAGGATTCAGTTTGTTTGTAGATAACGACTTTATCTTTACTAAAAATTTACTAACAATGTTCTATTATTTGAATCCTGAAGATGCGATTGCGTGTATTAAGTATCCACATTATGAACATGATGAGTCTAAGTTTGATGGAGAAATCAATATAGATTACCCATGTAAATTGTGGTCTTCAATGATGTTCTTTAATAACAGTCATGAAGATTGTAAAAAACTAACACCTGAAGTTGTGAACACTTGGACTGGTAAACAGTTACACCAATTTGAGTGGACGGATGCAATATCAGAAATACCTCAGAAATACATCTTTGTTGAGGGTTATGATAACCCTGAAGAGAAGTGGGATTACACTGGAGTACACTACACTAGGGGTGGGCCATGGATAGATGGGATGGATTCTACCTCTATAAATAACCTTGAGGTATATACCAAATACAAAAACCTCTATGAAAATGAACCAAAATAAGGTATAATAGAAAGATTATAGGAAAATAATTATGAAGAACGCACTAATATTTACTGAAGAAAACAACCTCTTTGTTAGAAAACCAAACGGACTTGAATACGAGTTCAAAAATGTAGACTCGCCTGAACTAGGTTTTGACTATGATGTTCTAGTATATGATGATATTGAAATTAAAATCATGTCGTGGAACAATGAAGTTAACTTTGATATGCAAGAAAAAACAGAACTAAGTGATGCTGAAAAAGATATGTGTGAACAATACATTGAAAACTCAGAACCACCAATGGGTACTAGTTTAAACAATCAAGTTATGTCTAAACTCAATGAGATGACAGATAACTACTTGCAAGAATGTGTTGATATGCATGGATTTACCAATCTAGGAGAAGTTACCTTTGCAGGAAGAGAGGGGTCTAATCACCCACATCGTTCTAATGCAAGACGTGTAATGGAATATGGTGATGCAGTTTATTCTGTACTTGACCAAGTTTGTGGAGAAGTTCAAGCAACTCGTGAGGATTCTTTAAAAGACCTACAAGAGTATCAACAACATATTCCTCAACCAACTAGACTTCCCGACCACCAAGCAAGGTAATTATGGAAATCGTTTATCTAAACGAACCATTTAAGATACAGGAACTACCATTAACAAAAGTTTATGTATTGGACGATTGGTTAGCACAACCCCTTCATCATTTTTATGATGAACAAATCTCTGAAAAAAATATTTGGAGTAAAACCAATCAAGTTGGAAGTGGTTCATCTACAGGATTACCCCATCATAGTTTTTGGGGTGCAACCTTTTTTAGAAACGATTATAAAGTGGATTCAGATGTAGACGAATCTACAACATGGTTTACAAGATATCTAGATAGACGATTACAAACTGAATTTGGTTTTAAGTGGGTAAGATTTCAATACGCAGGTTTGAATTCTCAGACTGTAGGTCTACAGGGAACTACCCATGAAGATTGTCGAAAGGAAGATGAGTGGAACTTATCATTCTTGTATTACCCAAACAGGTTTTGGAATAAGTCTTGGGGTGGAAAGTTAAGATTATATGATGCACCTCAACAAGGTTTAGATGGTAGAGATGAACATATTAAAAATCATCAAATAGGTGAAATAGAATTTAAACCAAACAGATTAATTATGTTTGATGGTAGAATACCACACGGTGCAGATGCACCCGAACCATCAGCAAGATATATGGATAGAAGGTCTCTAGTAATTCGTGGTGATGAAGTGAGACTTGAAGAAGAGGGAGAAAATTATCATGCCAACGATAGACTTTCATACATACGATAAAGAAACACTAAAGAACTTTAAACCTGTTCTTGCAAAATCTATCCAACCCGATTGGTGGAAAAAGGCAAAGGTTGCAGAAGTTGTAAACGGAACTATTAATAAGACAATCCGTTCGTGTCCTGCAATGCAAGATTGGTTATCATCGGGATATATTATTCTTGCAAACAGAGATTTATATGTAAGAAATGGTATTACTGCTGAAGATGGTGATTCTAATTACTGGCATACAGAAGATACTGTTACTGATGAAATGGAGACTTATGCATCTCAAACACATCCTACAGTTCAGTTTCACGATGCATTCAGACCTCATGGGACAATGGATACTCCAATGAAAGATGCATTTAAAATGTCTAATCCTTGGAACATAACAACCCCTAAAGGATACTCATGTTTCTACCTAGACCCTTTCTTGTTTCAGAATGATTACTTTGCAACATGGCAGGGTATTATTGATACTGATAAATTCTCAGTAAACAAAGATAACTCACAAATAATTTTATATCCAAAAACAGATAAATCCTTTGTTATAACAGAAGGAACACCTATTTGTCAAATCATACCTTTCCAAAGAGAGGAATGGGTTGCAACATATTCTGTTAAAGACCACAAGTCTTACATAACTAACCTATCAGAATACAGTACAGAACATCCCGAAGGTTACAAAACAATGGCAGAGTTATCTCGTACAGGTTATGCAGATGAACTCAATAGAGCAGGGCCTTATAAAAGAGGTAGAGTTTGGACTCCTAAACATAAAGACTTCAGAGAAGATTTAGATGGATGTCCGTTTGACCCCGAAACGGGTAAAATGAAACCTGAATACGAAGAGATGTTCAAGGAGAACGAAGATGGCAGTTAGATTATTATTTCCGACATATCTATTTCATAGAGATATAACACATGAATCCTTGGATGCAAATCAAGGTGTGACCAAAGAATACATGGGTATGTTGAGGGATGAGATGGACGCTATGAGACGGAGAGACCCAATAGGTAGACAACTATCAAATCAATACACTGGTTGGCAATCAAATGATGCAGTGGAAATTAACCCAATATTTCAGAAGTGTATAAACAGAATTATAACTGCATTTAATGAAGAGGTTCTTCCTTTTCATGGTCTAGACCCATCAAAAGCAAAGTTAACAATATCTAATTCATGGGCAAATATCAATAATAAGGGTGCTTGGAATGCACCACATTTACATAATGGTTGTTGGTATTCGGGGGTATTGTATATCCACGCAGACGGAGATGAAGGACGTTTGACGATGATAGACACACATGAGAAGGTCGTAGCAGATTTCCCTAATAGTCAGAGAACTAATACATCATTTCCGTTTGAACCTAGGACTGGAGAACTTGTGCTTTTCCCAAGTGGTGCAATGCATATGGTAGAACCTAATCCTACCGACAAAGAAAGATACAGTATATCATTCAATACAAATATGGAATACCTAACTCCTGAAGCAAGAACAGGAGAAACAGAGAATTATTGCAGAGATGAATTTGTGTTTGATTTAGATAATAAGGGTAATCCAATCACTTTTAAGTAACTAGAACTTCTAAATAGTAGTATGGAAATAGTAATCGATGCTCACATAATTTGGAATGTTCTTCTTACATTTATCTTAACGCCTGTGGCTTGGATGATTCGTAATATCATGACAGAACAGTCACGACTCGCAATCCTAATCAACCGAACAAGAGAAGAGGTTGCGAAGGATTATGTCACAAGAGACCAAATAGAAAAAGACTTCCAAAGAATGATTGATACTATTGATAGGATAGACGAGAAAATCGATAGACTCCAATCCAAGACCTTCTTCCAAGAATAGGTTCCCAAATGGTATAAATAGTAATAGTACATTATTACTATTGGAAAACTATTATGGCCGCACCAAACTCAAAAGCAACATTTAAAGAATACATCAAGAGAGCTTTAGGCGCTCCTGTTGTCGAAATCAATATAGATGACGACCAAATGGACGATAGAGTCGATGAAGCACTTCAGTATTTTCAAGAGTTTCATTACGATGGTTCAATAAAAACTTATCTAAAACACCAAATTACTCAAGCAGAAATAGATTCGTTTAAAACAAACGAGTCACACGCAGCTGCAACTACTGGAACTCAAGTAATCTCAGGTCAAACTTTCGGAGAAGGTCAAAATTACCTTACACTACCTGAACACGTTCTTGCAGTTATTAACCTATTCCCTTTCTCAAGTGGAACACAATCGAATATGTTTGACCTACAGTATCAACTTAGGTTGAATGACTTGTGGGATTTGACATCTACAAGTGTTATGTATTACTCTCAGGTTCAATCACACCTTGCACTACTCAATCAAATGTTAGTTGGTCAGATACCAATACGTTACAATATGCATTCTAACAGACTTTACATAGACTACAATGCATCAAAATTGAGTGCAAATGAGTGGATTGTCATTGAATGTTACAGAAAGATTGACCCTAATGATATGACTGATGTCTATAATGATATGTGGTTAAAGAAATATGCGACTGCAAAAGTTAAGTACCAATGGGGACAAAACCTTTCTAAGTTCGGTGGAATTGCTTTGCCTGGCGGAGTTACACTTGATTCAGAAAGAATGATGACCGAAGCAAACGAGGATATAACAAAATTAGAAGAAGAGTCTAGACTGAACTACGAAATGCCAGTCATGGACATGATGGGGTAATAAATGCCAACTAATGTATTTTTCAATCATGCAGTAAACACTGAACAGCACCTTTATGAGGATTTAGTTGTTGAGTCGTTAAGAATGTATGGACATGAGTGTTTCTATCTACCTAGAGAGGTAGTAGAAGAAGACACTATACTAAACGAAGATGTTCAATCTAGGTTTGGTGATGCATACTCGGTAGAGATGTATATTGAGAATGTAGAAGGATTCGAAGGAGAAGGAGACTTAATGTCTAAGTTTGGTGTCTCAGTTCGTGACACTGCAACATTCGTAGTTTCTTTAAGGTCGTGGGAAAGATTCATTTCCTTAGACTCAAACCTTGCAACATCTTTAAGACCCAACGAAGGGGATTTAATACACTTCCCTATGAGTGGTTCAATGTTTGAAATCAAATTCGTAGAACATGAGAACCCATTCTATCAAGTCGGAAAACTATTTGTATTTAAATTACAATGTGAATTGTTCGAATACAGTGGAGAAGACTTCGATACTAACATTTCAAATATTGACTTAATAGAAGACGAACAAGCATACTACATCGACCTAACAATGGCATCAGGTGGTTCAGGAAACTATGTGAACAATGAAAATATTACACTAAGTAGTGTTGTAGTGGGAGAAGTTATCTCTTGGAATCCAGTAACTAGAAACTTAAGAATCAGAGATAATACGAAGACACTACTTGTCGGAGATGTTATTGTCGGTGCAGATGGAAGTGCATCTCACACTATTGGAAGTATTGTGGATGTCATGACTATGGCAAATGATGGAAACGCAGACAACTTAGACTTTGAAACTAAAGCAGATGGTTATCTAGACTTTAGTGAAACAAATCCATTCGGTGAGGTTACATAATGTTCGGGACTCATTTTTATCATGAAACTATTAAGAGAAGTGTGTCTATTTTTGGAACACTATTCAATAATGTTACAATCAAAAAAACTAAAGCAGACGGAACAGTTCTTGCACAACAGATAGTTCCAATATCTTATGGCCCAAAACAGAAGTGGTTATCAAGACTAAATGAAGAAGCAAATCTGAGTGATGGTAATAGAAGTGCAATCAGTTTACCTAGAATGGCATTTGAGATTACTGGATTTGAATATGACCCAGCTCGACAACAAAACAAGTTAATTAGAGAAGAAAAAGGTGGACTAGATGCAGATAAATCTAATAGAGGATTTCAATATGCACCTGCACCATACACTATAAATTTCACTTTATCAGTTCTTGCTAAACAAGCAAACGATGGACTACAAATAGTAGAACAGATACTACCATATTTCCAACCCGAATACACCGTTTCCATGAAAATGATTGATGAGATGAGTGAAGTTCGAGACGTTCCTATTACACTTACTAGTGTATCAATGGAAGACACTTACGAAGGTGAGTTTACAGAAAGACGAGTAATAGAACATACTCTAGAATTTTCTATGAAAATATACTTCTTTGGCCCAGTTTACACTGGTAAAATTATTAAGAATGTTATTGAAAGAACATATATCAATCCTAGTGTCACTAAAGGGTTCACAACAAACGAAGTATCGACTTCAGGTCTTGTTAAAGAGGTCAAACACTATGAACCTGCATTCGGAGAGATTGCAAATGCACAAAGTTCATCTACCAATGTGGTATTTGCAAGTGTGATAAATAGTTCTATAAGTGTCGGAGATGAAGTGTTCGATACAGGATTAACAACTAATCCAACGGTAAGTGCCATTGCATCTAATAAATTAAGTATAACACTTAGTAGTGCAATCACACTTGCAAATAAAACAACACTTAAGTTCGTGGGTTCAGTAGACCCTGAAGACACTTTCGTAGTTGCAGAAACGGTAAATTTTTATGATGACGGTACTGGTTCAACTTTTGCAGACAATCAGACTGAAGATGCGAGTTAATTATGGCAAAAAATATAGATTCTAAATTGGATGATATCCTAGATATCTCTACAGAAATAACCAAAGAAACGAAGGTCGTTAAACTACCTGCACTTCAACGTGCTGAGTCAGTTGAAAACGACTACAAGTATGGTCGAGAGACCCTCTACAACCTCGTAGAGAGGGGTCAGGATGCGATTGATGGAATCCTTGACCTATGTAAGGAAACCGAACACCCACGTGCTTACGAGGTCGCAGGACAGTTAATTAAGACGGTTGGCGATACTGCTGAGAAACTCCTAGACCTACAAAAGAAAATGAAAGAATTAGAAAATCAAGACGGTAATGTGAAGACCCAACACAATCATTTGTATGTGGGTTCCACTTCAGACTTGCAGAAGTATCTTAAGAAAAACAAAGAGTAATGTTTAATCTTGTTGATGAAGTAATCGCTGAGATTAAACGTGATGTTCATATGAACAACCTATTGGCGTTAAGAGAATTATTACAAAGTCTCTTAGAAGTAGATGATAATGAACATAAAATAAGAAGATTCTTAAGTGAATTTCCTGAACAAAGAGAAGAATATAAGTAATGACTGATGCGAAGAACGAAGGATACTTAGGTAATACCCTCATCAAGAAAGCTGGGATAGAACACCAGTATACAGAAGAAGAGTTGGGTGAATACCTCAAGTGTTCCAAAAATCCCGTACACTTCATTGAAAACTATTGTCAGGTCATCTCACTTGACGAAGGTATGGTCAAGTTTAAACTCCGTGGATATCAAGATGAACTCATAAAACACTATGATTCAAATAGATTCAACGTGGTTCTTGCATCAAGACAGTCGGGTAAGTCAATTACATCATGTGCATATCTAATATGGTATCTATTATTCCATCCCGAAGTCACTGTAGCAATCCTCGCCAACAAGGGTGCAATCGCACGAGAGATGATTTCTCGTATAGTTACTATGTTGGAGTCAGTTCCCTTCTTCTTACAGCCAGGAGTTAAGATTCTTAACAAAGGTTCGATAGAATTTGCAAATGATAGTAAACTAGTTGCAGCTGCGACATCGTCAAGTTCGATTCGTGGTCTCTCAATTAACTTACTATACTTAGATGAGTTTGCTTTCGTAGAGAATGCAGAAGAGTTCTATACTGCAACATATCCCGTGGTAACATCGGGTAAAGATACCAAGGTTATTATTACTTCTACTGCAAACGGTGTTGGTAATATGTTCTATAAACTGTATGAAAGTGCTGTTCAAGGACAATCTGAGTACAAATCATTTACAATTAACTGGTATGATGTGCCAGGCAGAGATGAAGAATGGAAAAGACAAACCATTGCAAACACATCCGAAACTCAGTTTGAACAGGAGTATGGTAACAGTTTCTTAGGAACAGGTAATACACTTATTAGTTCCAATTGTCTATTAGGTATGAGGTCGATAGATTCGGAATGGTGGAAGGAAGACTTCTCTATGTACGAAAGACCCAAGACCGACCACACCTATATAATAACAGTAGATGTTGCGAAGGGTAGAGGGATGGATTACTCGACATTTACGGTTTTTGATATAACCACTACTCCTTTTAAACAGGTTGCAGTGTATAGAAATAGTATGATATCACCTATGCTATTTCCTGATATTATAAATAAGTATGCAAGGTCATACAATGAAGCATTGGTGATAATTGAGAATAATGCAGAAGGCGGGATGGTAGCAACCCAATTGCATTTTGATATAGAATACGGAAACGTATTCGTCCAAGGTCAAACCAAAGTAGATGATATTGGTGTGACAATGAACAAAAAGATTAAGAGAATCGGATGTTCTACTCTAAAGGAACTGTTAGAAGAAAACAGGTTAACACTGGTAGATAGAAATACGATTACTGAACTTATGACATTCATAAATAAAGGTATGTCGTTCGAAGCTGCAAAAGGTTATCACGATGACTTGGTAATGAATTGTGTGTTGTTTAGTTGGTTCGTAACAACTGAATACTTTCACCATCTAACCAATCATCAAATCAAAGACCTTTTGTATTCAGAACAACAAAAATTAATAGAGAATGACTTATTGCCTGCAGGTATCTTCGGAGACCCAAGTGCAACCCCCGAAGCAACATCTTTTGTTGATAATGAGGGTGATAGGTGGTATGTCAAAGGAACATAAAGAATTTAACAAAGAGAATGTAAAAAGGTTGTTAACATTAGTATTGTTATAAATAAAACAGTAAACAACAACTTTTTACATTAACAGGAGAAAAGTATGGCATTTCAAGTATCACCAGGCGTACAGGTCAACGAGATTGACTTAACGAATGTTGTACCAGCAGTTTCAACGACTACGGGTGCATTCGCTGGTTCATTTCAATGGGGCCCTGTTGATGAAGTAATAACAGTTTCAGATTCAAAGGGTTTAGTAGACACGTTCGGTTCACCCGTTAATACAGACGCTGGTTCAGAAGACTTCTATTCAGCAGAATCATTTTTAAAGTACGGTTCATCATTAAGAGTCGTTAGAGTTAACTCAACAGGTTTAGCAAATGCTAACAATGGTGGGTCTTCTAATGTAACACTACTTAAGGGTGGAGACGATTACACACAAACATTTAAAAGTGGTGGTTCAGCAGGAACCGTAGGTAAATTTATATCTAAATTTGCAGGTGTTAAGGGTAATTCACTAAAAGTATCAACTTGTGCATCTTCAAATGCATATTTCAATGATGCAGTGACTACTACCAATGCAGCTGAAGCAATAGGTCAAACAACAATATCGGTTACTGCAAGTAACGTATTCGTTGTAAGAGACGTAATTAGATTTACTGGTCACACAACAGAATATAGAGTATTAACATTACCAACATCAACAACAATTACGATTGAAGCATTAGGTCAACCTACGGGAACAGGTCTAGTTCAAGCAGTCGCAAACTCTACTAACATAGACAGATATTGGGAACACCACTCATTATTTGCAAAAGCACCGTCTAAATCACATTCTGCAACTGCAGGTGGTGGTTCAGATGACGAAATTCACGTTGTAGTCATAGACGAAGACGGAGTATTCAGTGGTAAAACACACACTGTTCTAGAAACACATGGTTTTATGTCATGTGCTTCAGATGGTAAAGATGCACAAGGTGCTTCTAACTACTACAAAGATGTCATTGCATCAAAATCAAACTACGTTTATTGGTCAGGACATTCAACAACAACTCACGCACTGGTTAATAGTACAACAACAGTTGCTGCTTCAATATCAGTTGCATTTGGAAGACCAACTTCTCCTGAAAATTCATCATTACAGTTTGGTGCAGACGGAAGACTAGGTACAGTAGGTCAAAAACATGGTGCATGGTCAAATCATTTTGGTGATGCAAACTCAATAGACATTTCATTCCTATTAGTCGGTTCTACAAGGGCAGACGATGGTACAGGAACAGAAGTAGATACACTTGCAAACTGGACTTCATTAGTCAACCAAGGTATTTTACTTGCAGAAGCAAGAAAAGACTGCATGGTTATCGCAAGTCCAAGACGTACTTCAGTAGTAGGTGTTAGTTCAGAGTCAACTCAAACAACTAATGTTCTTGCAGATTGTAACACTGCAACTTCAAGTTCATTCGCAGTATTAGATTCAACATGGATTTATCAGTACGACAGATTTAACGACAAGTACTGTTGGATACCTGCAAACGGACACACTGCTGGAATTATGGCAAGAAGTGACCTTCAAAGAGATGCATGGGTAAGTCCTGCAGGATTCTCAAGAGGTCAGTATCTAGGAATAACTAAGGTTGCATATAACCCGAAACAAGCATCTAGAGATGACTTGTATCGTGCAAGAGTTAACCCAATAACAACCTTCCCAGGCCAAGGAACAGTCTTATTTGGAGACAAAACAGCATTAACAACACCTTCTGCATTTGATAGAATCAATGTAAGAAGATTGTTTATCGTATTAGAGAAAGCAATATCAACCGCTGCTCAAGCACAACTATTTGAATACAATGATGCATTCACACGTGCTCAGTTTAGGGCTGCAATCGAACCTTTCCTAAGAGACGTAAAAAATAGAAGGGGTTTAATAGACTTCTCAGTAGTTTGTGATGAAACAAACAACACTGATTCAGTCATGGATAGGAACGAATTTGTATGTTCTATCTTTGTAAAACCTGCTCGTTCTATTAACTATATAACATTGAACTTTGTCGCTGCTCGAAGTGGTGTTCAGTTCGAAGAAATCTATTCAGCAGTTTAACAGGAGTAATATAAATGTCAACAATAGACCAATTTAAGGCACAATTAATAGGTGGTGGCCCAAGGGCAAATAGATTCAGAGTCTTTCTACCTCGTGCAGGTAACAAGATTGAGTTCTTGGCAAAAGCATCTTCTATACCAGCTGCTACATTAGGTGAAGTTTTAGTCCCTTTCAAAGGACAAACATTAAAACTTGCAGGTGATAGAAGTTATGCAGATTGGAGTGTCACAATTATCAATGATAATGAATTCTCTTCAAGAACTGCACTAGAATCGTGGCAGTCAGAAATACAGGGTCACGGGACTTCTACAGGAATGGCGACAACAGACTACTTATTAAGTAGAGCATTTGTCGAACAACTAGGTAAAGACGACTCAGTCCTTGCGAGATACGAATTTTTCAACATTTTCCCTAAAGAAATAGGTTCAATCGAATTAAGTTACGAGAACGCTGATGCTTTAGAAGAATTTGAAGTGACATTTGCGTATTCTCACTGGGAAAGAGTCATTTAAGTACACATTAGTACGGTGAATATCACTATGTTTAGGTGGTATAAATAACATTATGGATATATTTGGATTTGAAATTACTCGTAAAAAAGACGAGTTAAGAGCTGCTTCGGTTAAGAACGCTAAGTCGTTTGTACCTCAAGTTGATGATGACGGAACTCCCGTTGTCTCACAAAATGCAGGTTACATCGCAGGAGGCGCTTATGGTGCCTATGTCGATATGGAAGGTGGTATCAAAAATGAGGTCGAACTCATTAGACGATACCGAGAAACCTCTCTAGTACCTGAGTGCGATGCAGCTATTGAAGATATAGTTAATGAGTGTATCACTTCGGATAGTGCCGATAGGATAGTAACGCTCGACCTCAGAGATGTGAAACTCTCTGACGGCATCAAGAACAAGATGCAAGACGAGTTTTACGCAATCTTATCAATGATGAAGTTCAATCAGAACTCTCATGAAATTTTCCGAAAATGGTACGTTGATGGAAGGATATACTTCCATAAGGTTGTTGATGGCAAAAGGACTAAACAAGGTCTTGTAGACATCAGACAGGTTGACCCTCTTAAGATTAAGAAGGTTAGGAATGTCGAGACTACAAAAGACGCTAAAGAAGGTGTCGATGTTATAACTAAAGTTGAAGAGTTTTATGTTTTCAACGATAAAGGATTCGACAAAACTGGTACTAATGAAGGTACAACAGTAAGAATTGCACCTGAGGCAGTATGTTATACAACTTCAGGATTGTTAGATTTTAACAAAAATGCAGTTATAGGATATTTGCACAAAGCATTGAAGACTGCAAATCAGTTATCAATGATGGAAGATGCACTAGTAATCTATAGATTATCTAGGGCTCCTGAAAGAAGAATATTTTACATAGATGTAGGTAATCTTCCTAAGGCAAAGGCAGAACAGTATCTTGCCGATGTTATGAATAAGTATAGAAATAAACTTGTTTACAACGCAGATACAGGTGAAATCAAAGATGATAGAAAACATATGAGTATGTTGGAAGATTTTTGGTTACCAAGAAGAGAAGGTGGTAGAGGAACAGAAATTACAACCTTGCCAGGTGGACAAAACCTTGCAGAAATTGACGATGTAGAATACTTCAAGAAGAAGTTATATCAGTCATTAAATGTTCCTGCTTCTAGAATGGAAGCTGAAAACGGATTCAATATGGGTCGGTCTTCAGAAATTTCTAGAGACGAACTTAAGTTTAATAAGTTCACTAACAGACTTCAGAAGAAGTTTGCTAGAGTATTTACAGACCTTTTAAGAACTCAGTTAATTCTTAAAGAGGTAGTAAGTGGTGAAGAATTTGACAAGTTTAGAGACTTTGTTCAATATGATTTCACTGCCGATAACCACTTTACAGAATTAAAAGAACAAGAGATTTTTAAAGAGAGACTAGATGCACTACAAACTGCTCAGGAATATGTAGGACAATACTTCAGTAAAGAGTATGTCAGAAAGTATATCCTAAGACAAACTGAAGAGGACATCAAGTTAATTGATGGACAAATCGAAGACGAAAAGTCTGATGGTGATAGTGGTGATAATGACGGATTTTATGATTCGAACGAAATTGGAGATAATAAATGAGTGAAATAGCAAAAGAAATAGTTGATACAATTGAAAAGGGTGAATTGCAGGGTGCAAAAGACCTAATACATCAAGGTATTAAAGAAAAAGCTGCACAATCAGTAGACTTTAAAAGAGTAGAAAGTCAAACTAATTGGATGGATACTCAGACAGAAGAAGAAGGCTAACATGAAAAGTTTTACTACTATGGTACAAGAGTTGCAAGAAGCGAAGTTTAAACTTCCTTCAGGACATAAAGAACTCAAGACTGATATGGTAAAAATTGGTGGTAAAAATGTTGACATCATTTTTGCGATGAGTAAAGGTAAAGTACACGCATTTGTAAATGGTCAAAACTTTACAGGGACTAGTCCTTATAAAGACCTAAAGAGTGCAGAGAAAGAATTTAAAGACATCAAAAAGATTATGA